AGAAATGTAGAACCAAGTGTAGGACAATACAAGATGATCAAAAACGTTCACAGGTGGATTAAAAAAGGTTTAGACGATAATTGGAAGTATTACGGTTATAATCTTATAACTTTTGAAGGTGACACTTTCGAAAATGGCAGAGTATATCTAAACAAAAAAGAAATAACCGAAAAAGAACTTATAAAGTTTTTGAGTTTAGAATTTTAATTATATTTGCAATGTTGGTAGGACAATCAAATTTTTTAAGTGTTGCGTTAGTAAGTGTTCCTACCCACCGAAAGCGCGGCACTTTTTTTTTACAATAATTTATGGCAGACAATAAGAAAAGCTTTTTACTCTACTGCGACTTACTGCATACAGTAAAGAAGTTAAACGATGAACAAGCTGGTAAGTTGTTTAAACACGTTTTAGAGTATGTAAACGACTTAAACCCAGAAACCGAAGACATTATAACAGACTTATGCTTTGAACCAATTAAACAAAGCCTTAAACGTGATTTACGTAAATACGAATCTACTTGTAAAAAAAGAAGTGATGCTGGTAAGAAAGGAATGGCTAAACGTTGGGCAAAAGATAACAAAGATAACAAGTGTTATAAACCTATAACAAACATAACTGATAGAGATAGTGATAAAGATAATGATAAAGAGAAAGATATATATAGGCGCTTTGCGCATTTGTCTATGTCTGTTTCAGAGTTTAACAAGTTAGAAGCTGACTACGAAAAGAAAACTATTGATTCGTGTTTAGATAGCATTGAGAACTTTAAAAACAACAAGAAATACAAATCATTATATTTGACTTGCAAGAATTGGTTGAAGAAAGAACAAACAAAACACGAACTAAAAACACTTAATAAATTTAAAGCACCGTGGGAATAGAAGGCTATAAGGTAACAGAAACAAAAGACATAATAGACAAAATATTTAAACACCGTGACAACTACAATCAAAAAGGAAAGTATTTAGGTTGGAAAGGTTTAGATGAATTCTACAGTATGCAATTAGGCAACTGTACAGATTGGACAGGTTTTCCTATGAGTGGTAAAACACAAGTGCTTATGGAATGCTTACTAAATACAAGTAAGTTTTACGGTTGGAAGCATTTGGTTTACTTTCCAGACGTAGGCAACAATGTAGAAATAGTTGCAGACTTAATACACAAACTTACAGGTAAAAGCTTCAATCCGTTAGAAAACAATGTGATCAAAGACAGAGAAATTACAAACAGTTTAGATTGGATATTTGAACACTTTAACATACTAACAAAGAAAGACGTAAAGGCTAAAATGACACCGTTTCAGTTTTACGACTATGCAGTAGAACTTAAACAAAAAGACGAACTACATACTGCAAGTATAGACAGTTGGAAAGACTTAAGCCACCCATACCACGAATACGGAGGTTACGCACAATATTTAGAAGTAGTGCTGCCATATCGAAACCAAATAGCAGAAGACAACGAACTACACTTGCACACCATTATACACCCAAAGCTTACAGAAAAGATAAACGGTAAACGTAGTGTACCTTCACCGTATGACTTAAAAGGTGGTTCTGAATGGTTTAATAGTGGTAAGTGTATGATAACGGTACACCGTGAAGACTTAAGCTACAACCAAGCAACTATAAACTTTAACAAAATTAAGCCACGTTCTGCTGGAAAGATAGGTCAGCTTATAATGTGGTTCGATAAAGAAAAGTTTTTATATTATGAGCAAGACAATCCAAAACCAAATGTTTACATTAGAAAATTTGCACAAGAAAAATGAATAGTTTAGAAATACTTAAAGCCAAGATCAACTTAAAAACTACCTTAATAAAATTTAAGTCAAGTCTTGAAGAACTACGTGAAAAACACGAAGACAGAACAGATTTAATTAAATCAATGCAAGAAAGCGCAAACGACATAGAGCATTTTCACAACGTTTTTTTGCAGTTTGAAGACGAATACTATTTAGAATGTAAAGCTAATATGCGTCATCAGATAATCATTGCAGAACATAAACACGAAATAGACAAGCTTAATAAATTAGTTGAAAATTTAAAACAAGGAATATGAAATGCCCACAATGCAGCCAAGCTATAAATTGGCAAGAACAACACGAATACCAAGACTTTAATTTAGAAGGCGAAGGCGTAATAAACGTACACTTTTGCACTAACATAGATTGTAACGTAGAAGAAGTTTACATATTTCAAAAAGACGATGCCACGTTGTAAAAACTGCAAAGACAAATTCGAAGCGAAGCACTTTAACCAAAAATATTGCTTTAAGTCTGAATGCGTTAAAGTATGGGTAGAAACTGCAAAGGTTAAGAACTGGAAGAAAGAAAAGAAGAAGTTGAAAGAAGAACTTGAAACGGTGCAAAGCTTAATGAAGAAGGCGCAGACTTATTTTAATTCGTTTATTCGTAGACGTGATGCAAACAAAAACTGCATAAGTTGCAATAGTTTACTAACAGGCAAGTTTGATGCTGGACACTATTTTAGCAGCGGCACACACAAAGCAGTAACATTTGATGAAAGAAACGTACACGGTCAATGTGTCGCCTGTAACCAACACAAACACGGAAACTTACTAAACTACCAAATAGGCATTGAAAAACGAATAGGAGGCGAAGAACTCATAAGCCTACACGAAGAAGCACACAAAACACGAAAGTACACACGTGAAGAATTACGACAAATAATAGAATTGTATAAACAAAAAGTAAAACATATACAATAAAACACTATATTTGTATACACAAACACTTAATATATTTACATTATGAAACACTTATTTAAAGCACTTGCAGCTTTTCAGCAAGAAGTAAAGCCTATATTCAAAGGCACAAAAGGTTACGGCTATTCGTATGCAGACTTGCCTACGATCTTTGACAAGATTAACCCGTTATTAGAAAAACACGGATTAGGATTTACACAACTAATTAACACACACGAAGAAGATAACTATTTAAACACTATTATCTTTCACGTAGAAAGCGGTGAGACGTTAGAAAGTAACACACTTATTCCACAAGCAACATTAAAAGGTATGAACGACTACCAAAGCTTCGGTAGTGGTGTAACCTACTTTAGACGTTACGCACTTTCTTCTGCACTTGGTTTAGTAACTGACAAAGACACAGATGCTGCTGGTGAACAAGTAACTGTAGTCAAGAAAGAAAAGCTAAATACTAAACGTTTTGCAGACGCACTTATTGCAGTACAAGAAGGCAAGATTACGAAAGACAAACTAATAGACAAGTTTGCACTAACTAACGTACAATCTAAAGCTTTAGAGTTATGTTGAAGATTAGATGTTCTTCCATTGGAAAGATAATGACCAATTCACGAAGTAAAACAGAAACGTTAAGTAAGACTTGCAAGACATACTTACAAGAACTTGCAATAGAAGAAATGTACGGTAAACGTAAAGAGTTTTCAAGTAGGTACACAGACAAAGGTAATGCAGTAGAAGACGAAGGTATCAAACTATGTGAAAGCGTTTTAGACTTGGGCTTTATGTACAAGAACGAAGAACACTTTGAAAACGACTACTTAACAGGAACGCCAGACGTAAACACGGATATTATATTAGATGTCAAATCAAGTTGGGACGCTACAACGTTTCCTTTTTTTGCTGAAGACATACCAAACAAAGACTACTACTACCAACTACAAGGCTATATGGCTTTAACAGGTAAACGCAAAGCTTACTTATGTTATTGCTTGATCAATACGCCAGAACTTATGGTAGAAGACGAAGTAAGACGTGCGCATTGGAAAGAACACTTAATAGACGAAAACGAAGAACTACGAAACCACGTTGAATCACAACACAACTTCGACAACATACCAGCGGAAAGACGAATAAAAACGTTTGAAGTAAAGTATGACAAAGACGTAGTAAAAGCAATCTACGACAGAGTAAAAGAATGTCGTGAATATTACAAAACACTAATCGAATGAAAACACGAAAGAGTAAAGTCATTACCTTAAGAGTAACAGACGAAGAAAAGAAGCTTTTAGAATTGAAAGCAAGGCGCACACGAAAGACGTTAAGCGCATACATTTTAAGTAAAACAATAAAGTAAATGGAACAGAAAAACAACACAGGTGCAATTTTTAAGAACGACTACAAAAAGACGGAGCAGCACCCAGACTACAAAGGTAAAGCAATGATCGACGGAAAAGCTAAAGACGTTGCAGTATGGTTAAACGAATCACAAAACGGCAAGAAGTATTTTAGTATTAAGTTTTCAGAACCTTACAAAGAAGCTGAAGCACCTAAACAAGATATGCCACAAGACTTACCAAAGCAATTAGACGACTTACCTTTTTAAGTTAGGTGTGTTCAAATCGGAGAAGCGTTCAGAAATGGGCGCTTTTTTTTATTCACAACGTTTCGTTGAAAACTACGTCTATACACTATTAGAAAATAATCACTACATTTGTTTAGATACTAATCAATGAAATGGCTTAAGAAAGTTGCAGAACATCACGAAGACTATTTACGCATTGTAAAAAGTTTAGGAGTTGACGACTTGGCAGAAGACATAGTACAGGAAATGTACATTAAGATTAGTAAGTATTGTTCGCCAGAACGCATACTACAAGAAAACGGAAAAGTAAACAAATACTACATAAGGTGCGTACTTTACAATTTAGTCTTTGACTACCGTAAACAACAAAACAAGCATAAGAAAGTTAATATAGAAGAAGTCTACAATTTGAAAGTTGAATACGATTACATAGAAGAAACAGAAGCTTTTACTTCATTGATTAGAAAAATTGATAGCGAAGTTGAAACGTGGCATTGGTACGATGAAATGTTATTCAACCTGTACCGTGATAGTGGCAA